AGAAACTAAGAACTTGGAAATACAGACGTTACAAAATCAAGTAGTTGATGTAAGTCCATATGAGACACAGATATCAACACTCACTGCAGAACGTGACCAATGGAAACAGACTGCAGAAAACTGGTATGCTGTTGCTATGGAACAAGTCCAAGTCATGATTAATGTCTTAGGACTTTAATCGATCTCTTTTTTTTGTTGACATGTAAGAACCTTTATATACCCTTCTTAGTATACTATCAAGACTTATATACCTGAAAAAGTAATAAAAATAATGGAAAAACAATTAACAATAGAAGAAAGAAACGAAAAAATGAAAGAGATTATAAGTAACGAGCTCTCAGGTAGGGTAGAAATGGAATTCAATAGAGAAAAAACCATAAAAGAAATCATGAAACTTGAAGATGAGTTATTTATGCCAAAACATGTACCAAAAGGTACAGAAGAAGATCCAGATAACCCAGACTATAGAGAGTTTTCTCAAGAAGAGAAGGATAATTGTAAGTGTCAAAACTGCAAATACCCTATGGAATGGTGGCAAAGAACTGAAATGATGGATGTAAAAGGAAAGAAGGAAGAGGTGTTTGTTGAATCTGATCTAAGACTAAGAAAATATCTCCAAGAGTTGGGTGATATGAAGGTGAATCCAGTATGACCATGTGTCATATTTGTTTAGCAGAGGGTGAATGCACTAAAATAGAAAGATTAGATATATGCCAAGAATGCTTAAACAGTGTAAAAAAAATAGAGGAAGATAATGTGTAATAACTTATGTGAAAGGTTTCAAAAAATATATTATGGAAATTCATATTACTGTCAAAAATGTGCAAAGTTCATAAATGAAAAATATTTAAAAAAAGAAAAAGGAATGGGCAGAAGAAGATGTTCTTGTTGTAATGGATTGGTCAGAAATAAACCAAAGAAGTTTGTTGTTGACACACCATTTAAAATAAAAAGAAGTCTATAAAGCGTCTTCAGCCCACGCTGTAAAATATATTAATTTTTCTTCTTGTTCTTCATCCATATCGTCATTTAGACCTAACTTGGATAAGCAAAAATGAACAACCTCATGCGTCATCGTACTGTATAAGTCAGATAAAGTTTCATGATTGGTCAAATATATTAGACATCGATTAGTCTCATCGTAATATATACCTCTATTCTCACCGTAGATTCTAAAATCGACGGTGCACCTATCATTAGTCATGCCTAAATAAAGTAAATATTATATAGTAATTAAACTTTCTTCTCTTAATGGTTAGGTATATAAGTGGGTTTTTAGACTGGTATGAGAGGCATATAACTGAAAGTATGCTAATCACGGCTATTATCCTATATTTACAGATACCCCACACAATCACTGCAGCAGAGTGCTTTTTTGGTGACCATGATCATACTCTGATATTTGGTAAAAACATAATATTGGACTTTTTGTTATACGGTATAGATTTACTTGAAATGATACCAATTATAGGCGTGACTTTAGTACTTGTTAGTAAACTCAGACATAAAGTTTAATAAATAAGAGAGTATTTAAAGGTTATGGCTAAAGAGGAAATAGCAGACCCTAGATGGGATGTTGTTAATGAGCTTTATGATATTTTGGATACTGGAATACATAAATTATATGAAGATAAAAACATCACATATGCTGAGATAGAGTTTGCATTCATAATGATGAAGGAAAAACTATTACAGCAGAAAATACAACTTATGCATTCTTACTTGCATAGTGAAGGCGAAGTGAAAGCAGATAAAAAAGAAGATAGTGTAGAACCAAAACCAGAACCTAAAGACCTCTATAAATAGTTAGCCCATTTTAAGGCATCAATAACTTCTTTTATTGAATCATCGTTTAATTTTTCTTTGAATAATTCTGGACAATCATGGAACCATAGATCAATAACTATATTTCCACTCCATTCTAACATCTTTTGTTGTACTAAGTCTCTTTGTGATTTTAATATACCAGTGTGGTCTTTACCTTGAACTCTAATACAAAGAGGCTGAAAACCGTTATATACTACTATATCAACAGATTCTTTCTGCTGTCTCTCAGATAAACCGTCTTCATAAAATTCATGACTTAAAAGGGTTTTGAAAGGAACCTGTGTAGTTATATAATAATGGCTATTGTCTAGCAGGTTTTTTAATATATCTACAGTTGTTTTTTCTCCTTTTCCTATTATTTCCATATTCTCTCACATTTACATCCCATTTTTTTCCACTACCTTTTACATTAATGGATAATACTATTAAATGTTTTTTGTCACATATAAAGTCTTTGATTGGTTTTTCTGCAGCCCACGCATTTGTTTTTATTTGAATAAAAATAGCATTACCGTCTTTATCAAAACATATTCCATCAAAAAGATTCCATAAATCTAATGCCCTATACCACTCACCTTGTGTATAAACTAAGTCATGTCTTCTACCATGTGCTTTTAACCATATGTCATCATAACCTTTACTTAGTAGATAGTTTACAGCTTTCCTATTGGAGAAACGCATTCTTTGCCTAGGATTCAACGAAAAGACCCACCCTTTTTAATGCATCTATGGTTTTTACTACCTCTGGATAGTCTTTTACCTTCACTTTAAAATGTATGTACTCTTGGTTTCTAATTCTTTGTCTTGTGGATATATGCATACATAAATCACTACAGTATTTAGACACACCCTTTCTTTTACCCACATCAGCTATCAGTTTATGACACACTTCACATTTTTTAAGATATGGTTGTTTCATTTCTCTATATCTTTTTTTATGATAGCCACTAGCTTTCCTATATTCAGCTCTACATCTCTCCCCACAAAACTTTACTTGAGTCTGCATTTTTTTAAAAGCGAGTGATTTCTCACACCAAAGACAGAATTTTTCTGGAGGATCGTATTTATGATTATTCCCCATCTGGGTCTCCAAACATAGAATACATCTCAAAATCCCTAGATGTGTTCATGACTGGTTTTTTCTTCTTTATTTTTTTATCCATCATTCTTCCTTATTATCTACACCTTTAGCATTAAGTATGTATTCTGCATCTGCTTGTGGATGTTCTGGAGAGTCTACCATCCTAGCAACACGTTTTTTACCTGACTTCTTAAAGTATATTCTATAAGTAGCTGCGTGACCTACAACATTACCACCTATTGGTTTTACAGGGTCACCAAACATAACTGATGGGTCAGTTTGTACTTGGTTAGTGTATACAACTGTGGTTCTAAAATAATATGATATGTTTTTGACATGTGTCATAAGTCTTGCAATTTGATTTTGTCTATCTGCTAGAGTTCCTCTACCAAGATATTCTTCTCTAAATTGTCCTATAGCACCATCTATTACAACTAATCTTGGTCGTTTCTCTTCCATTATTTTAGATAATGCGTTAACAGTTCCAAGTAATTGTTCAGTGTTTGGTGTATAATAGTATTTGATACGACTCAATGCTTCTTCCATATCTTCTCTAGTTTCAACCATCTCTCTTGCTTTCATAATTTCAAGTATCCGTGTTGGTCTAAAAGTGTCTTCACAATCAATCCAAACTACATTTTCACCCTCTGATACTGCTTGCGCTGTTAATGTATTACAAAACTGTGTTTTACCTGAACCGAATTCTCCATATACTTCATAAGTACATTCTGGTTTAACACCACCACCAAATAATTCATCTATTGCCTTAACTTTAGTTTCTAATACAGGTTGATGTTCATGATATTCCATTAAATCAATAACATCCATATCAGATTTACGAATGAGATTATTATCCTCAAGTATTTTCTGAGCGTTAAAAACCCAAGCATCTGCTTTTGATTTAGTAACACCAGTTATTTCTGATATTTCTCTACCACCTCTAATACAGATATCTATTAAAGATGTTACACCAAACTCTGTAAGTTTTTTTGCAGTAACTGCACCTACACCATCAAGTTGAGATATTTCTAGATTAACTTCTGGGGTTGTTTCAATATTAGGTTCTTCTAACTCAGACACATTAGTAGATTGTTCTTCTACTATATTAGTCTTTTCATCAGGTTTTTTTGTACGTACCATCTGCCATCAATTTTATTGTGTTTGTGTTTTCCCATCTATGAAATAGTTTTGTTGCTTCAAGATTTGAAATACCCTCAGCCTCAAGCATTCTCATGAACTCTGTAAGTTTTACTTTACCTTCCTTGTTCTCACAATCAGTCCATATCTTATGATATTTCTGTTCTTTTGTCATTTTACCAGTGGTAAATAACTGAGACTGTAAGCCTTTAGATGTTATATCTATTCCAAAGTTTTCATACATGTTAACCAATAATTTTCTAACTGCTTCTATATCATCTATTTCAACCTCTCTCTTAAACTGAAGTTTTGCGTGAGCCATACTAAGTCTAATCAAAGCCTCTAACTGTCTAATACCAATATTAAACTGTTCATTAGATGTTTGTCTCAATTTTTCATATATTTTGATTATCTCTTCTCTAACTTCTTTTGTTAATACTGGTTGAGATTTTTTTGCAATATTGATAAAGCCTGTAAGTTGTTTTGTGTCAAATCTACACTCATTGTTTACTTCCGTGTTTGTAAAACCATCTAAAATATGTCTTGCTTTTTGTGCATCTTCTGTCACATTGACTTTATCTTTAATCAACCATATTAAGTCGAATCTTGAAAGTAGTGGACTTGGAATATTTATGT